CTGCCAATCAGCTTCACTGGCTCGTCAAAGACTTGGAACGTGGGCGACGTGTTCACCATCGCTAACGTGTTCGCAGTTAACCCACAAACTCGTGAGTCCACCGGCTCGCTGCAACAGTTCACCGTAACTGCCGCTGCAACTGGTAGCTCTACTGCGACTTTGTCGATCAGCCCTGCGCTGTTCTCCGCAAGCCAAGCACTGGCTACCGTTACTTCGCTGCCTGCTTCGGGCGCTGTTGTGACCATGTTGGGTAACGCAAATGGTCAGTACGCTCAGAACTTGGTCTACCATAAGGATGCGATCACTTTCGCAACCGCCGACCTGCTGATGCCACAAGGCGTGGACATGGCTTCTCGCCAAGTTCACAACGGTATTTCGATGCGTATTGTTCGTCAGTACGACATCAACAACGACCGTCTGCCTTGCCGTATTGACGTGCTGTACGGCTTTAGCACGATCCGTCCGCAAATGGCTTGCCGCCTCTGGGGCTAAGCACTGGTGGGGGCTTCGGCCCCCATTGACGACTCTATTTGAAAGGAAATTATCATGGCACTTCCTAACGGCGCAGGCGGCTATCAGATTGGTGATGGCAACCTTAACGAAACCATTTTTCAAGTTGTCCCCGTTCCTGCTACTGCAACCGCAACTGCAACACTGACTGCAGATCAGGTTCTAAACGGCATTCTGCTGGGTAGCCCCGGCACATCGGCTGCCAGCTACACGCTGCCAACCGTAGCTGCTCTCGAGGCTGCACTGCCTAACTCCGATAAGCCAGGCGTTTCGTTTGACTTTTCTGTTGTCAACGTCGACGGTTCTAGCTCGGGCGTTATCACACTGGTGACCAACACCGGCTGGACGCTCGTAGGTTTGATGACTGTTGTTGCGACTGCAGGCACAGCCCAAATCTTCCGCGCTCGTAAGAGCGGCGTGGGTACTTGGACTTTGTATCGCATCGGCTAAAAACTCTGGGGGCTTCGGCCCCCGTTTCTAAAGGAACCACCATGTCATCCAATACCAAACCGATCGGCGTGGCCTACGAAGATCAGAACATCATCGGGTCTGACTCGGTGATGTCTGGTGGCGAGTTGGGCTACACCGCAGAAGCAAGCGGCACCGTAACTCAAGCAACTAGCAAATCGACTGGCGTGACTTTGAACAAGTCTGCTGGTCAAATCACTATGAACGACGCCGCTTTGGCTAACGCTACAAACGTCTCGTTTACATTGACTAACAGCACTATCAGCGCCAAAGATGTCGTAGTTTTGAGCGTTGCAGCTGGTGCGACTGCTGGTGCGTACAACTGTTGGATTTCCGGCAAAACTACCGGAAGCTGCACAATCACATTGCGCAACCTTTCCGGCGGTTCATTGTCTGAGGCGGTTGTCATTAACTTTGCAGTAATTCACGTACTGTAAAACCACGGGGCTTCGGCCCCGTCTATCCTATGCCTATTATTTATCTACAGCATCCCGTTCACGGCTTCAAAATCGCCAACATGGAAATGGAGGCTGAATTTGATGAACAAAACGGCTGGGAACGCTATAATCCCGACACGCCTTCGGCTCCCGAAGTAGCGGCGCCAGCCAACGCGCTGGATGTCAAACGTCGTCGTAGCCGCCCGCCTGTAGAGGTAGCAGCGGCAGAATAAGGAGCTTGAATGGCAACCGCCTTTGACCAGATTAAGGCAGCGCTTCGGCTGATTGGCCAACTGGCTGAAGGTGAAGAGCCATCACCGCAGGCTGCTCAAGATGCGCTAAACGCCATGAATCAGATGATTGATTCGTGGAATACCGAGCGTCTGGCCGTGTTTTGCACCGAAGATCAGGTGTTCAACTGGCCGCCAGATCTAATTACCCGCACCCTTGGCCCGACCGGCGACTTTGTCGGCAATCGTCCTATTCTGATTGACGATGCAACGTACTTCCGTGATCCGCAGACCAACGTGTCTTACGGCATCAAGCTGATCAACCAGCAGCAGTACAACGGCATTGCGGTTAAGACGGTCACCAGCACCTACCCGCAGGTCATGTTTGTGAACAACACGTTCCCAGACATCACCATGACAATCTACCCCAAGCCAACGCGCGTGCTGGAGTGGCATTTTGTGTCGGTGCAGCAGCTAGATAAACCGGCAACGCTTAACACCGTGTTGTCGTTCCCGCCGGGCTATCTGCGTGCATTCAAGTACAACCTAGCGATGGAAATCGCCAACGAGTTTGGCGTTGAGCCCATGCCGCAGGTTACTCGGATTGCGATGACGTCTAAGCGTAATCTGAAACGCATCAACAACCCAGACGACGTGATGTCGATGCCTTACTCGCTGGTCGCTACTCGCCAGCGGTTCAACATCTACGCCGGTAACTACTAAGCCGTGAAAACACCTATCCTCGGTCAAGCCTACGTGGCTCGCAGCCTTAACGCTGCAGCCGCGCGTATGGTCAACTTGTACCCAGAGATTACACCGTCACCGGAAGGCAACGAGCCTGCGTACCTGAATCGGGCGCCTGGCTTGCGTAGGTTGGCCACCGTTGGCACCGGCCCTATTCGTGGGCTGTGGGCTTATGGTGAGTACGGTTACGTGGTGTCCGGGTCGCGGCTGTACCGCGTCGACACTAACTGGACGGTCACTCAAATCGGCGGCGTGTCGGGCACCGGCCCTGTATCGATGGTCGACAATGGCACGCAGCTTTTCATCGCGGCTAACCCAGACGGCTACATTTACGACGCCTCGACACAGGCGTACGCCGAGATCACCGACGTAGACTTTCCAGGCGCGGTGACGGTTGGCTATCTTGATGGCTACTTTGTATTCCAAGAGCCTAACTCGCAAAAGTTTTGGACGTCTGAGCTGTTGGATGGTACGCAGCTCGACCCGCTGAGTTTTGCCAGCGCCGAGGGTATGCCCGATAATTTAGTGTCGCTGTTTGTCGATCACCGTGAGGTATGGCTGTTTGGCACCCAGTCGGTTGAGGTCTGGTACAACGCGGGCGACACACCGTTCCCGCTGGCTCGTATCCAAGGTGCGGTCAATGAACTAGGCTGCGCGGCAACCTTTTCAGTTGCCAAAATGGACAACTCGCTGTTCTGGCTAGGGTCTGACGCCCGTGGCCAAGGCGTAGTGTTTCGCGCTAACGGCTACACTGGGCAGCGCATCTCTACCCATGCGGTTGAGTTTGCTATCCAGAGTTACGGCACCATCTCTGACGCGATTGCGTTTACTTACCAGCAAGACGGCCATGCTTTTTACGTGCTGAGCTTTCCGACCGCCCAAAAAACATGGGTGTTTGATGTAGCTACTGGCGCATGGCATGAGCGAGCAGGGTTTGCTAACGGTGACTTTATCCGCCACCGCGCTAACTGCCAGATGTTCTACAACAATCAAGTGGTGGTAGGCGACTTCCAAAACGGCAAGATTTACGCGTACGACTTGGACGTGTTTGCTGACGACAACCTGCCACAGAAATGGCTGCGGTCTTGGCGGGCGCTGCCAACTGGCCAGAACAACTTAAAACGTACCGCCCAGCACGCGTTGCAGCTTGAGTGCGAGACAGGCGTTGGCCTTGCTACCGGCCAAGGCAACGACCCGCAAATCATCATGCGTTGGTCAGACGATGGCGGCCATACCTGGTCGAACGAACATTGGACGGGCATGGGTAAGATCGGCAACTACGGCTACCGTGCCTTTTGGCGGCGGCTTGGCATGACCACTAAGCTGCGTGACCGCGTGTACGAGGTGTCCGGCACCGACCCCGTCAAGATCGCTATTATGGGCGCCGAACTCGCTTTGTCCGGCACCAATGCCTAACGCAGATAACGAACCGCAGATACCCAAGAACCAATCGCCGATCACCGATGATCGGACAGGGATGGTGTCGCGGGATTGGTATCGGTTTTTCCTAAATTTACTCAACAAGGCCAATCAAGGCGGCGGTGGCGGTACCGGCACAGTCACGTCGGTTAATGTGTCGGGCGGCACAACGGGGCTGACGACCTCTGGCGGGCCGGTGACCACCTCCGGCACTATCACGTTGGCAGGCACCTTAGATGTCGATAACGGCGGCACGGGAGCTACCACAGCAGCCAACGCCCGCACGAACTTGAGCGTGCCGAGTACCACAGGATCAGGCGCGTCTGGTACGTGGGGCATCGACATTACCGGCAATGCGGCTAACGTCACAGGTACGGTAGCAATTGCCAACGGCGGCACCGGCCAGACTTCGGCAGCGGCGGCCATTACGGCTTTGACAGGCACGCAGACGTCAGGTTATTACCTGCGCTCAGACGGCACTAACGCGGCTTTGAGTGCTATTCAGGCTGCAGACGTACCGACACTTAACCAAAACACGACAGGCCAAGCAGGCAGCGTGGCCAACGCCCTGACTGCGGGCACCGGCATTTCGTACAGCGTTGGCACGACGTATGACGGCTCAACCGCCGTTACGATCAATAATTCGGCACCTGATCAGGTAGTGTCGCTGACCGGCGGCACAGGCATCAGCACGTCCGGCACGTACCCGAGCTTCACCATTACCAACACCGCGCCAGATCAAGTCGTTTCGCTGACGGCTGGCACGGGCATGAGCGTCACCGGCACGTACCCCAGCTTCACGCTGACGAATACTGCGCCTGACCAGGTGGTGTCGCTGACCGGCGCTGGCACGACCAGCATCTCAGGCACGTACCCCAACTTCACCATCACGTCGAACGACCAGTACGTCGGCACGGTTACCAGCGTCTCGGGCACCGGTACGGTCAACGGCATTAGCCTGTCCGGCACGGTGACGTCCAGCGGTAGTCTGACACTCGGTGGCACCCTAACTGGGGTTGACCTAACTACGCAAGTCACCGGCACGCTGCCGATCGCTAACGGTGGTACCGG